TTTTTCTTGTTTCTGTTCTCTGATAGAAATTCTTTGTGCCAGCTCATAATGTATCTCCTCTATATAACTAGATTATTTCGTCAGCAATTCCTAACTTAATTGCATCCTCGGCCGAGATGTAAACGTCTCTTTGGGTTTTTAACATCTTTTTAATTTTTGCTTTGCTCATCTTTGTGTATCCGGCAAGAGACTCGATGTACCTATCCTGGATCCACTTGATCTCTTCTAGCTCATTCTCCATATTAAAGATGGTTCCTCCTGTACCAGCCATTACGCTGTGTAGCATGATACGACAATTGCGGCCCACCTTGCGCTTGCCGGGGGTGCCGGCTGCCAGGATTGGCACACCAGCAGACATGACTTTTCCTACCCCATAGGTTTCGATATTACATGTCCTCTTCTTTACCATATCCATCACGTCAAGGATGGAAAACATGTCTGAAGCGCTGCCGCCGTGGGTCGACACATACAGACTGATTGGGCGTGAGATGGCTAAGATCTCTGATTCAGGGTCCTTCGGATCCTTAAGCATTTGTGTGATTGCTGTGTTTTCCAAGTAGAGAAGGCCGGCAACCACCTCTGATCCCTTCCTTTCTGTTACGTCGCCGTAAAGGTTGATTGTGCGTAGCTCTATCTGGTCGTCTACTGGAGGTTGAATATTATTGATTATTACAAACTGTTTATCATCTACCTTTACTTGGCTTATCGGCAATGATTCAACCTTCTTTTCTTTCTTTTTCTTCTTTTCTTTCACGTTATCTCTTTTAAATTAATGGTTTGGTTATGATTTAAGCTTTTTATGATGGCTCTAAAATCTCTTGTCTTTAATATCTTTTTTCTAAATATTAAAATTCTCTTGCCGGAACGTGGATCCTGGCCGGTGCCAATGACGTCCCAACCTGAGAATATGTTCTTGACCATGGTCCTTCTTTCTTTCGGGTATGATATCTGAATATTGTATTCCCTTTCGTCTGTTTTCCAATAGGCGGCCTCAATAAGATCGTTCATAACAAACACCCTCCTGCTTGGCTTGCGTTTGTTATAACTATTATATCAGAAAAGGTAAGGAATGTAAATAAAAAAAACCCCAAAGTTTTCAATGCTTTGGGGTTTGTGGAACCTAAATGAGTGGTAAAGGTTGTTTCTTACTTTCGAGCCATCTTTTCGCGGATTAAACGTTGAGTGACTCTCTTGAGAATCTCTTGTACGATTTCCTCTTCCTCTGGCTCTTCTTCTCCGAAATCTTCTTCTTCTTCTTCTCCGAAATCTTCTTCTTCTTCTTCTTCGGCGCCGAAGTCCATGCCTTCGCCTTCGCCTTCCTCTTCATCCATGGCATCGCGGAGGCGGTCTCCAAGGTCGATAAGGAGTTGGGCTTCTTCCTCTGTCAAACTAATGTCGGCAGCGCCAGGCTCACCTTCACCCTCCATATCCATATCGGGCTCTTCGTCACCCATATCGGGTTCTTCTTCGTCCATATCGGGATCTTCCTCACCCATATCGGGATCTTCCTCACCCATATCAAGCTCTTCCTCTTCTTCCTCGTTCAACTCGACTTCAAACTCGTCGTCAGCCTCATCGAGCGCTTCATTTACGTCGCGGACATAGGCGTGGCTCATTTCTTGGATGAAGCCGTTAGTCAAGGGTTCAACATTTGCCAATTTCATGAACCGGCGTATGGTACTTTCGTTAAGTAGTTTCTTTTCACTCATTTAAAAAATCTCCTTTTGTATACAGAATGGTGTAAAATACATAAATAAATAGTCTTCGAGGGTGATAAACTCATTTTTTTATTCTCTTCGAAAGCTTCTTCAGAGCCTGCTTTTCTATCTGGGATACCCTCACCAAGGAAATCCCTAGTCTCTTCGATGTTTCATCTAGTGTCATGTTGCCATGTTTTCTTATTGCTTCGTAGATACAGTTGTCATCTTCTGGATAGTCAATCCAACATCTACAGTTCTCTTCCGAGCATTCTTTATTCTTCAAAATCTTCCTCGATTAAATCATATATAAAATTCCTTTCACTTTTTGACAGACCTAGGTCTTGCATCATACTTTCTCCTTTTTCTATTTCTTTCACAGATTTTTCGCGTTTGAGGCGACCCATTGTGCTTTTTTCTATTTTAATTTTTTCAATCACTTTTATCATATCTAAATCATTTTTCACGTACATCTCCACAAGGCCTCGGAAAAATTTGCCCTGTGTCAGCCTATCATATCGGAGTCGGATCAGCATTCTGGCATGCTGATTATCATCTTCCTCAAAAAATACTTTCTTTGTGGTCATTTTCTTAGGATATGAGTGCTACTCTCTAGCTGACCTGCATGTGTCTGTTGTATAAAGCGCGCCTTTGCTTGAAACTCCGCAATCGTTCTAGCACCGGTATAAGATAAACCAGACTTAATGTTCTGCTCTAAATTATTTAGGATATTTTTCACGCTACCCTTATATGGGATCGTCGTGGAAACACCCTCCAGTGACCTTGCATGGCCGCGCCAATCAACCTGAGCTTCGACTGATGCCATACCACGATAAACCTTATATTTACTTCCGGTGGCGGTGGAGAAGACCTCTCCAGGGCTTTCATCTGTCCCTGCCAAAAGAGAACCTAGCATAACCATATCTGCGCCGGCAGCAAGTGCTTTAACAACGTCTCCAGAGTTTTTTATACCACCGTCTGCGATTATTGAGGCGCCGGGCATAAAGCTGCAGTCTAAGACTGATTGGAAAGTAGGCATGCCATGGCCAGTCTGAATCCTAGTGGAACAGATGGAGCCGCCTCCGATGCCGATGCGTACTGCATCAGCTCCCCAATCTGATAAATCGCGATATGCGTCTGGAGTAGCTATGTTGCCAGCTATTATGGTTATGCTTTTACCAAAGATATCACGTAGAGTTTTGAGGGCCCGTTCCATATATATATGATGTCCATGGGCGATGTCGATACAAAATATGCGCGCTCCAGCGTCATACAAAGATGTGGACCGGTCCTGTATATCCGATGAAACTCCCAGGGCCGCAGCAATATTAGTTGCGTTGTCGCTCGACTCTTCCAGTCTGTCCCGGGCTATAGCACACATATTGACCTGCTGAGAAATGCTGTTGTAGCGATGAATTACACCTAGGCCGCCATGGCGCAGAAGAGTTAGCATCATCTCAAGCTCAGTAACGGTATCCATGGGGCTGGAAATAATCGGCAACCGGAAACTAGAATCTCCTAAAGAAGTTGTAAGATCAATCTCTTGTCTGGATTCGATTGAACTTTTTGATGGAACAAGAAGAACATCATCGAAAGAGTGAGATGGTTTAATCTTCATTTTGTATCTCTATTTTCTCGTCAGCGGGATGGAAACAATCCAAACACAGCAAATCAAGGTTTTCACTACTCTTGTTGATTTTCCAATCGTCAATGTTTTCATCTTCAGTAGGCACTTTTCCACAGTTGGAGCACTTTACCATTTTCTTGAAATGTTTCATTTTCTTCTTGAATTCTTTCATAAAAATACCTTGCTGTTTTCTTTTGATTTTTCTAGCTAATCCCATTATTATTCTCCTGTTGATCCAAGCGCACCTGAGCCTCTCTCTGTAACACTACTATACACTTTATCCTCCGCAGTTTCAACCATAATCGGCATAGAGACGGGAATAAACACTCCCTGTGCTAATTTGGTGCCTGGTAGGATTGTTTGCGGGTGTCGGCCAATATTCTGAAGGTTTATGAAGATCTCTCCGTTGTAACCCCTATCAACCACACATGCTCCTGTGACGAGCTGTCTCTTTGTTGCGACTCCGGACTTGTTCATAATCTGCAGCATGTGCCCAATTGGCACAGCAATCTTAAGGCCAGTGCCTAGGATGAGGGACTGTCCGGGCTGAACCACCACATTTTCCCCATTCTCCGGAGCGAAGAACAAATCCATTCCTGCATCCGTCGCATGTGCCCTGTCTGGCAGCTTGGCATTCTTTCTTATTTTATATACTTTTACTTTTTCTTCTAACATTATTCTAGTCCTTGTGTTAATAGTTTAATCACTTTTCTCTATAACCTCGTCAAGGATGACCCCTTGAAAAAAGCCCCCATTTATTGAATTCTTTTGCTCAGATATCGTTATAACATCTGAAAGTTTCAGTTTAAATTGTTTTAACATCGCCAAAAACACTTCATAAACATCTGCGGCTTCTGAAAGCGATGGAGATTCATATAGCTCTTCGGTCTCTTCATACATCTTCTCTTTTAGCCTTTGCTCAAATTCCGGAGCAGCTGCAATATGAGACCGACAATGACGGCCTGTGGCCATTATAATACCGGGGATGTTGTCTCTCACTAACTTTGGTAAATCTGTCATATTTTATTCCTTATGCTAATAGTTTAAACATTCTTCTTACGCTGAAGGTTGAGAACCCCCAGTTTGGGTCATAGTTAAGTCTTGCCATATATGGACGATTGATGTGGACAACATCCCTCTTCGGATCTACTGCCCAACATCTGATTGTATTGGTTTCGTTGTTGTCGTCAATAACTTTGACGACATAGAAATTCTTACCATTTTTTGATTTCTTTAGTTTGCATTCTCTTGGAATAAACCAAGTCACACCTAACTCTGCATCATACTCAGAAATTGGAGGGATATAAAGCTCGTCAAGTTTGTTCCTCACTACATCAGTAATAACTGAGTTTATCGGGAACACTCCAGTGAGGTTAACTAAATATTCCAATTTCTCCTCTTCTGTGAAGTCCCCTTCTGCAGCATACGTTACAATATTTTCTTCCAGATTCTTTAACTTTCTTGGCCGATCAGTAACGGTCGCCTGCCAAAAATGCCTCAGACCAGTAAAGCGGTCGTCGACCAAATCATTGAGGGCTTGGGCCCGGCATAGAGCATCAAGTGCTTTCTTATTCAGTTTAGAGTATTTTACTTCATCATGAAACAAGAACTCTTCGATAGTATTGAATGGTCTATGTTTAATAATCTGCTGAATGGCCACACTACCTAAACCTTTAATTGAAGTCAGTGGCTGGACAAGTGTCCTACCGTCATCTTTTATCTCCCAAGTCACACCAGAAGTGTTAACATTTAGTGCTTCAACATTATAGCCAAAAGACTTTGCAGTTGAGATTGCCCTTTCTTTTCTTGTCTCGGGCTCCTTATCTAAAAAGGCTGCAAGCCACTCAGTCGGGTAATAATTTAAAAGCCAGGCACATTGGAAAGAGAGTATACAGTATGAAACTGCATGGGACTTATTAAAACCATAGCCTGAGAAATACTCAAATTTGTTCCATAGCTCTCTTGCGTCATGAGATGCGATACCTTTTTCAAGACAACCCTTGTGAAACTTATCAAAGATTTTATCCTTCTGCTCTTGAACCGAGCCAGTGCCCTTTTTCGTTAAAAGTTTACGAAGTTTATTTCCTTCATCTAGGGATAGATCTTTACCCAACTTATGCGCAAGCATTGCTATCTGCTCTTGGAAGATTAAGAAACCATAAGTTTCCTCTGTCTCTCTTTTCACTGTATCATTCAAATATTCTACATCTTCGGGTGAACGTTTGGCGCCGATGAACATCTTATCCACGCCGGCCGATAGAGGTCCTGGTCGGTATATGCTAGTGATAGCTGCCAAGTCAGTAATATTATCTGGCTTGGCGTTCTTACAGAATGATTGTGCGCCTGTTTCAGTAAACTGGAAAATACCAGCCCACTTTCCTTTGTGGAAAACATTCTTCCAGACTTCACTATCACTTAAATCAATCTTGTCTGGGTGCAAGTGTTCATCATAAAAAGTTCTCACTTGCTCAAACGTTGGATTTTCGACATCATGATGCCTTTGAAGTATGCGCTCTATAGCACCCTCAACCATTCGCAAAGAAGCCAGTCCCAGTATATCAAACTTAATAAAGCCCATTGGTTCCAGATGTCTAACATTTTGTCCCTCACTCCAAGGTGTTTGGCGGACGCCTCCACTATTAATAAGTGGCATCCATTCGTTTAATCGTTCTCCCACCACAACTCCACCAGCATGTCGGCTGGCTGATCTAGTCTGCCCGTATAACTTCTCTACATGGGTTTTGATGTGTGGGTATTTCTTCAGGAAGGCCTGAAGTGTCTCTGAATATAACATCAGCTCTTCAAAGGTTGGGGCATATACTCCTGCTGTAATGCCATGTGCTTTCTTCGCTAACGGGGTGGCCTCATAAACCATCTTGCTGGTTACATTATTCACCTCTGTAAATTCAATTCCATAAAACTTTGATATGTCTTTTATCAGAGACCTAAGTTGCAGCGTATTCCAGTTTGTGATTGGGACAACAGTATCATCGCCCCACTCTTCAATTAAATACTCTTTGAGAAGCATAGGCTCAGAGACATCATAATCAATGTCCGGATAGCCTGTGCCTCCCTTTGTCAAGAAGCGCTCAAACTGTAGGCCATATTTAATCGGGTCGACTTGTGTGATTCCTAAAACATAAGAAACCAAGGAGCCAGCAGCACTGCCTCTACCTGGGCCGACAAGTTGTCGCCCTACAGCAATATCCGCAATTGCTTTCATCGTCAGAAAGTATTTTGAGAAGCCGCGGGATTCAATGATTGCGACCTCGTATTCGAGCCTCTCCGTGTATTCTTTGTTCTCCCCTAGCCCTAGGGTTCGTGCGCCTTCTGCGCAGAGCGCAGCCAAGGTTTGGCCCGCTGTAGAGCCTTCTGGCACGACGAAGCTGGGAAGCCTTACCTTGTTGTCTGGTAGAAAGGTTTCGATGCGTTCATGAGCGATGTTATACGTTCTCTCAATCGAGTCACGCACTATTTTATCATTGTATTCAGCCTTGGCCCCTTTGGCATACCTCTGGTATGATTCCCACATTTGGTCACCATTCTTTGGGTATAACTCATATC